GATATGTTTCCTTTCATCTTCTGTCAGAAAGTTTGGAATGACACGAGGCTCTTGGTATGTTGGTAATAGGTATAAGACTAAAAGTGTGAGAGCCAATACAAGTAGTATCATCTTACTTATTACATAGGAATTAATTTAGACAAGTCGTTAACCTTGTGAACTATATTGAAAAACTCATCTCTTGACTTGACATCTTGAGGATTGATAATTTCAAATTCAATTTGATATGAACATTCTTCTTCTGAATCCATATCAACATTATCTCCGGAAGAAATGGTCATGTCAATACTGAGATTTTTGCGAATGAACGAGTGTCTAGTTTTCGTTCTCTTACGGTCCATTTCATATTCACCCCAAGTTGGAATTTCACGAGCAACACTAAATCTCAAGTCCGTGGGTGTACCTGTGAAATCCTCTTTGACGACATTAATTTTCTGAATCATCTTTTGTTCGCCGGTATCGTGGTTAGATGTAATTCGGATTCCATTCTTGTCGCTATAGAAAATATCACATGTTGATGTTTGGATGTTTTCCCACGCTACGAATTTACGAAGACCCTCAAGAACTTTCTCAAAGGTTTCTTTGCCAACATTCGTATCAAAGAAACTTCCATTATACTTTCCGAGACGCATCTCTACCTCTATGTGTTCTTCATCCTTATGGGAATCAAACACGGGCAAAAGTTTTTCAACGATAGCTTTGATGTCGTGCATTTTTTGCTTACATTAATGGTACGCGGCATTTTCTTAAGTGTTTTTTATACACAAAATGTAATGAAAGGTTTTTTAAACCTCGGAAATACATGTTATTTTAACACAGCCATACAATGTCTCCTACACATACCAGTTCTCTCAAACTACTTTTTACAGAAAGGGTACGAGGGTGAGTGCGAGTTTACAAAATTATATTTCACACTCGTTCAATTTTATTGGACTTCTAAAGAAAAGGGTCTTGTTAATCCACGACCAATATTACAACAATTTTATAAACATTTTCCAAGATTTGAAAATAAAGATCCCCACGATGTTCAAGAAGCTATTCTTTGTATCATAGATATATTGGAAAGATCGTGCCCAGAAATCAAGCAATGGTTTTATGGAAAAAAGACACAAGAAACAATTTGGCCAGGTGGTAAGTCCACTTCAACGGAGGATTTTAGTATTCATTTAGTAACATCCCATGGTAATGATTTGGGTGAGATGCTCATAAAGAGTGCTGATTGGAATGTGATTGAAAATTTTGAAGACACAGAGGGTAAAGTACACAATGTTGCGACGACCCGAATGGTATTTTCAAAACTTCCACAAGTTCTAATGATTTCATTTGATAGAAAAAGTAACATAAACATTATTGAAAAAATATTAATAGAAAAATACGAATATGATCTAATAGCGAGTGCGGTTCATATAGGTATTCAACAAGATGGTCACTATGTGAGTTTTGTGAAGCACACCGATAAATGGTATTACATAAATGATGATTTTGTAAATGAAGCCAATCTTCCTAATTCTGGGGGGCATTATGTTCTGGTCTACAATCTAAGAACTCCTTCATCTGAATGTCCTCCTTAATGTTGACGATCGTCCTATAGAATGTTCTTCTATTGTTTGGGTGCGTCTTATCTCTTCGTCTTTTGAGAGGCTTCCACCAAAGGGGTCCATCTTCCCATGTAATGTACATACACTCAACTATGGCACCCTCTTCAAACCATGGTTCGTTCATACGGCTGAGAGGAAACTCGCTTTCGTAAAACAATTTTCCCTTTTCTTGGACATATAGTTTCCAAACTGGTTCTCCCTTTAGACCAACACCTTTGAAACTTTCTCCCCTCTTCATTTGGAAATCAACCGTATTCTTCTCTCTCGGTTTCCATTTGAACATCGTCTCATGTGTACCCATTTTCATCATTTCGTACACAGGTGTAAACACGAGACCATCCACCTTTTGTGTGACTTTGGGAAGATACTGATACATGAAGTGATCAAACTCTTTCATCGCCCAGAATGTTTTCATTTGAAGACGATGTTTATCATACTTCATATAAATGATAAACTTCAATAACTTTTCAGCTTCGGCGAGTCTTTGATATAAGTTGAGATGACCCACAGGTATTCCGTTAATGAGAAGGGCGTCATATACCATGAGTGTATTATCATAGAGTTCTCCGTCTAAAATTGTACCCTCGTAAGCTTTCTTGTTAAGATTTATCTTAACCTCAATCATATTGAAAGCTCTATTTACAAACACACACTTTGGCTTCCCTTCAAATGTAGTGGCAACCATCATGTGCCTCTCACCATCCGTCTTTTCACAAACAACATATTCACTACCTTTGAGAATTGGAAAGTGTTTATACTCAATGGATATGGGTTGTGGGCCAGGGAAATAATCCTTGCTTCCCCAAACACGATGAATGAATTCTACAACGTGTTTGTGAAGTGGAGACGACATACACTTAATATTGGTTTAAACTTTAATTGGTTTTAACACCTGCGGCACCTAATATATTGCTAATACATTCATGTGGATAAGTCATGGTTAACTTAGATGCTGTAAATGCATAAATCTTCACACCTTGCTCCTTCAATTTATCAAACATCTTCACGTGAAGATTGAAGTTACCCTTTTTATCTTTCGCATTTTTCATGACATTCTTAGAAAACATGACCCAAGATTTCGCTTCAGTACTTGTGACCGAATAAATATCAGTTGAAATCTTTTTTCCTACTTGTGTATCAAAGTTAAGACCCATTTGTGATACAGGTTCAGACGAACCCTCCCGGACTTTGTGTTTGAAGAGACCCCAATCAATACCTTCCTTAACACCCGGAAAAACGAGAACACCGAGACCCTCGTGACTCTCAAAAATTTGCTTGACAGACGCATCGTCAACACCAATCCCAAAGTCAATGAAGAATAAACGATCACACTTTGACAAACACTTTTGAATCATTTCAATTTTTTCAAATGGGTCGTCATTTACATAGACAATCTCATTCTGAACATTATTTTGAAGACAATGAATGTTAAGTTTGAGAATTGTGTGAAGTGTCTTTACCGAACAGGATTTTGAACGAGTTGTTACAACTGTACAAATCTTCATATTACAAGTATGTGTGGTCTAAGCCTTAAGCCTGTCATTGAGACAGCCCATAAATGGAAGATTTCCTATATGTCCTAGGGTTGTGTTGATATCTGCATAGATCTTACCGTCACATTGTTGCCACCGGCGACAGAATGCATAATCTTCCGAGAGATACCGCTTTGACCCAGGGTCAATCATACAGTCAAAACATGCGTGGTAGTCATCAAAGTCCCTATTTTGATGATCATTTTTACACCATAGTTCAGGGAACTTTTCCTCTATCTTTTTGAAAACTTCTCTCTTAATACACATAAACCCCGTTGGTCCATCAAGAATTGGAATGAACCCATTCTCAACAGCAATACGCTGAGCCCCAAAATTGACAACAAGACTTGAGGAAAGCATCGCCATATTACGATCGTCCCCTTTCTTAACAGCTTCAGCTGCTTGATCCCACATCACAACCTTTTTGGGGTAACAAGCAACACTGATATCATGCCCCGAACGCACGAGACGAACAACGGAGTCTGCCTCAAAATCCACATCTGCATCAATAAACATGAAATAGTCGCATTCCGTTTTTTGCATGAAGCGACCAACCGCGACATTTCTTGCGCGGTGTACAAGTGATTCATTTTCAGTAGTATCAAGGTACAATTGAATTCCTTCTTTTATAAGCAAAAGTTGAAGCTTGATAATACTAGACATATATCTTTCTAGGCAAAGACCCCCATAACATGGCGTTGATAGGAACAACTTCATTTATTACAATAAACCCTTAACCTCTAAGTGTTTTTTAATAATGTTTTCTATTTTGTTTAGTGTTGGTACAGACACCGAACACTTTTCACACACCTGCGCCTTTGTGATGCTAGAACCTAGTACTATGTAAATAATCGCGGACGCTACACTGTTGGGGGTCTTGCTCATGAGTTCCACACAATCATCAGTCGCCCCACACATTTTGTTACACTTGTATCTCTCCTCCCTAGATATATCAAAACCATTGAGAAGTCTTTGCATAACATCATATGCCTTCGTCACATAGTTCTTTTCTGTAACACCCATTATCGTATCCTTGAATATCTGTGTGGTTCGGCTAATATCTTTGGATTGAATACCAAACATATCTGCAACCTCTTTGGTAGTTCTAGGAAACTGTGCCAAACGGCATGCGTACAAAACACAATTCGCTTTGATACCGAGTCTCACCGCACCGCGTGTCAACTTCTCATCGTTGAACTTTCTATACATCATTTTCGCATCCTTGAGCACTGTATCTGGAAGAGTGTGACATGCTTCATCTATATCTTTGTACGCATGAAACAACGACCGATCCTTGTGGTTCATGGACATGTGGAAATTAATCTTTGCCATTCTCTTGTTTTCATAAGTTGAAGAGCGTTGTGTTGAAATAATAGTACCCTTACCCCAATTTTGGGAAAAGAGTTCGGGGTTTGGGTTTGGGTTGCCGCATCTAGATGGATCATTCACTCGCCCATCATCAGTGATCCCACTTGTCCACTCCGCACTGTCGTCAACAAAGTTATCTTCGATGAGACCACACTCCGAGCAAGTGGGGAGGCCCTCGGGTGAAATAATCTTCACACCCGAGCACTCACGGCAAAAATTGGTATTCACTGGCTTTTGTTCGTTATTTTTTGGTAATAATTGGTCCAAATCGGACCAGATAGCTGCCAGCATCATGGTATGAAACTGGGCTATCTTTTTTAGTTTTCATTATTACGCACCAAAACTTAGGTTATCAGCGTGCGCTTTTGCGAGTGCTTCAATAGCATCAACCGTTTCTTTAAAACTTCTCGCGCCTGGGGATCTTGGCTCCCATGCATTCCATTCCTTGTCTATGGTTTTATAGTCAGAAGGTGGAATGACTTCCCCGTCTATATGATCATCAGGTACAATGAAGTCGTTCATTTCTGAATCACTCTCATCCTCGTCATAAATTTCAGAGTCAGAATCTTCGATATCAATTTCGGAATAAAACGCAAACATGTTTTCACCGAGGGACTTCATCTCGAGATCTTCAAATGTAGTACCACGTGGGTAATGTTCCATCACACTTTCATATGGAGCTGGACTCATCTCACCGTCATCCAACTTATAGACACACGCGGACTTATATATGAGCTCAGTAGGGTTTAGATACCGAACTCCAAGGACCAGGCCAGTATTCATTCCCACAACACTGAACATTTCATCTTCTACATCATCTTCGTTTACTAACAGCTTTACTATGTCATTCTCGATTATTTCTGATGGCACAATCATGCTTAGAGTTTTCGCTCAAAAAATTATCAACGATAATACTACAGATGAAAATCACAATTTATTCGAAGGAAGGATGTCAATACTGCGAACACGCCGTCACACTGTGTGAATCTGAGGGGATGGATTATGAAAAAGTTATGATTGAGAAAGAGGATCTCAAAAAGTTGTGTGACGGTAGACTTGACTCTTACCCTCAAATATTTAGTGACGGACGTCGCATCGGAAACTATTTTGAATTTCAAGAGTGGGTTGAGGAGGAGTACGAACCTCTCCTAGCCCCCACACTAAACAGATTTACTGTGTTCCCCCTGAAGTATCCACACCTCTGGGAACTCTATAAGAAGGCTCAAATGAGTAATTGGACTGCTGAAGAGGTAGATCTCTCAAAGGATTTGGACGACTGGAAGACTCTAAATGAAAATGAAAAGAAATTCATAAAATACATCCTGGCATTCTTTGCTGGATCCGATGGAATTGTTTTTGAGAATATCAATAACAACTTTGCTGATGAGGTGCAATCCTCTGAAGCGAGATCCTTCTATGCGTATCAGTGTCATAATGAAATGGTGCATGGGGAGACATACAGTAAACTCATAGACAAGTATATTAAGGATGGTGCTGAGAAGAAGCAGCTCTTTGAAGCCATCCAAACAGTTCCATGTATTCAAAAGAAAGCGGATTGGGCTATGAAGTGGTTTGATACAAAGTCGCGTTCCTTTGCTGAGCGACTCTTCGCATTTGCGTGTGTTGAGGGTATCTTCTTCTCTGGTTCCTTCTGCGCTATTTATTGGCTCAAGAAGCGAGGTCTCATGCCAGGTCTCTGCTTCTCCAACGAGCTTATCTCTCGTGACGAGGGACTCCACCAAGAGTTTGCGGTGGAACTTTTCAAATTATTGCGTATTAAACCAACGACTGAGACTATTCATTCTATTGTTAAGGAAGCCGTTGAGATTGAGAAAGGATTCATATTGGATGCCCTTCCATGCGCTCTCATCGGTATGAATTCTGAAAAGATGTCCGAATATATTGAGTATGTATCTGATAGATTGTTGAAGCAGATCGGGGTGCCTCCAATTTGGAACTCCAAGAATCCATTTGACTTCATGGAGAATATTAGCCTCGACGGGAAGACAAACTTCTTCGAAAAGAGGGTTGGTGACTATGGCAAGATGGACGACACTTCAGATGAAATTGGTTTTGATGAAGACTTTTAAAGATTAGACACAAATATCTAGTAAGCACGCATGTACGCAATTCTACAATCAGTGGTTGGCGGACCCGGACCTCTCATTGTCGAATATAATGGTCAAATGTTTATTGAAAATTGTTGGACTATCACCAATAAACATGTGGAAAACATTCACAATAAATTGAAAATGTTAAATTTTTCTAAAATTGAACAAACTAGCGATCGTTCATTTATTCTTACATAGAGGAGTTGAGATCCAACGACTCGAGTTCGAGACCGGTATCTTGGAATGGAGTATCAACCATACCAGGCTTCATCACAACGTCCACTTGACGAATTGGTGGGACTGGTTCAGTTGTTTCCGTTGTTTCTTTAACTTGGCGCACGACTGGTAAATCCTTCTTGACATTCATCATACCCCACACGACGAGGATGAACACAAGGGAGTGTACAAGGAGACCCATGGTTGATGGGCAACCGTTGGGGGTCGCGATGCGTGGACCGAGAACTCGCCTGACGAGACGGAAAGTTTCTGGATTCGCGATGATGAAAAAGGTGAGACCAGAAATGAGGGAAGTCACAAACTTCTCCTGTTGCTTCTGACCATTGCACCCACAGCCGCAGTCTTTAAAAAGACCCATGATTATGTTTACTTTAGTCACACAAAAAAAATGTTAAGTGACTATAAATGTCACAGGTTGCCATCATTGGTGTACTTGGCTTAATGATATGCTGTTCAAGTTCATCAGCTGCAGCTATGCTCATGATGGGCGGTGATGATGACACCTCCCCATCCCCAGGACCCTCGTCCACAGGACCAGCTCCTCCAACCGAGTACAAGTATGAGTTTATTAAAAATGTTGAAAGTTCTCATACAGAAAACTTTAACGTCCACATAACCGATATCCGTGTGGGTGGTACACGTATCACATCCGATCAGATACAACTTCATGAAGAACCAGAACACGCAAAATGTAACAGTAAGGCGAATGGCTATGAATGTGAAGGTGACAACTATGGTCTCAATGACCCAGAACCAGCCAACCCAACTTATGCAGACCTGACCTGGTCTGCGTGGAAAGAAGGACAAATACCAGTTGGTTCAAAGGTGATGACTATCACAACTTCATCAAAGGTTAAGGAATTTGAGATTGATTATTTCAGACCGAAGTATGCCCCTGGATGGATTATTAAAGAAAATGGCAAAGAAGTCCTCAAAGAAACTGCGAATGGTGGTTCGGGAAATAGCCCCTATCCAAAGACTATAAAGTACACTATCCCATAAAAATTGACTTAAAGTCAAGCCTCCTAGTAGATATATAATACCCACTACAAATGTCGCTTGCTATCCAACGATCCTCTGAATTTTCTGCCTCTTCTGTAGGCTTTTCAAAACTCCGTAAGAATAAGAATGGCGGTAAGACCGTCTACTTGAACGGTGGCGACAACAAAAAACTCTACCTTCAACTCCCATTCATGCGTTCCCCATATGGACTCAGTGCGTTCACTGACGAAGGCACTGGACGTACTACTTATTCTCTTGACCTCAGCTTTGACTCTGATAATGCTGAAGCGATGGACCTTCATGACAAGTTGAAGGAACTTGATGAAATCATCGTCAACACTGTCGCCGAGAACTCCAAGGAATGGCTCGGTAAGGAGTTCAATGTCGCGGTTCTCCGTGAAGCTCTCTACAAGCCAATTGTGCGCCCAGGTAAGGAGCCATATCCATCTACCCTCAAGCTTAAGATTGCCACTAAGCCGGATGGTACTTTCGTCCCAGAAGCTTACAGTATGCAAAAGGAACGAGTCACCCTTGATACTATTGAAAAGGGACAAAAGGCTATGGCTATTGTTGATGTCAGTTCCATTTGGTTCATTGACAACAAGTTTGGTGTGACGATCCGTCTTCAACAAGCTCTCCTTGAGCAATCCACCAAGCTCCCATCCTTTGCTTTCCAAGGTCTTGACCTCCCAGAAGAGGATGAGGTTGACGAAGAAGAAGAGGAAGTTGAAGTAGACGAAGAATAAATAATTAAATTGTAATCAAATAATTCCTCAAATTTGATATGAAACTTATGAATCAAGTTACATATGAAGTTATTCTCTCAAGAAGAATTAAGATAGATGTTGTCACACCTAAGTAATCTATATTTCAGTAGATATCGTAACAGAATGAATTTCATTGAGAATCAAAAGGATCTTACAGAAGTTATCAGGGATGGAGATGCTATCACTCTCATGAAAATGGAATGTGAGATTGTAGAATATGTGGATTATGTGATGCTCAATGAAGGGGATGAGGAAGAATACTTAACTTTTCTGATTGCACAACATCCGGACCACAATGAAGCGTATCATATGTACCAAGCTTTTAGAAAGGTGTGTAGAAAAGAGTCACAATATCACTGGCACGAAATTATGAAGGTTATGGGTCGTTCAGTCATGTGTGGTGCTGTCGTGAGTCAGAACTTAAAAGTGCTTGAACAAGCCATATTTCATATGGATGAGAAAGAATTAGAAGATCTACTTCATGATATAGATGCCCCAGAAGTTTCAAAGTGGTATGATGAAAAATTTATAGTAACCTAAGTCACACTTTGTAATAACAAAATCAAACCAAAAATGGAAGCAGTGCGAGCCATTCAACATGGTGACGCCGCAATTCTTTGCGCCAACGAACACCAAATCCTCTATGAAATTGAATTGAGAGTTGAGGATTGTTCCACTGAACATGAAGATTATATGACATACTGGATTGCGTCACACAAAGACAAGGAGGTTGCCACTGAAATGTTTGAGGTTTTCATGAATACATGTTCAACTGCGTTCAGTCTTCATAAGTATGAAGAAATTATGGAGCTCTATTCGTACCCAACTATGGTGGGTGCGATCGCAAATGAAAACATAGACATCATAGAATACGTCATGGGATATCAAGGAAAAGATGCCCTCTCAGAGGAAATATACGCTCAATACGGAGACGAAGAGTATTGGCCGGAGTCACTCTTGACGTGGTATCGTAGAACTTTTTCTTAGTTTGTAATAAGTATGGCGAAGCTTGCGGACCTTGTTCACATTGCCAACAATGCCAAGACCAACGCTCAGAAGAACGCAGTCGGCGAAGAAGTTAAGAAGTTGATACGCGGACGAAAAGCGTGCTACCCGGAAAAGGAATTTTTTACAAAAGTCCAAACGAATCCACTCATAATTAATAAGGCTACTACCAGACTCCGGGCGATTGGGGAGGGTGCACATGGTACAGTTTTCTATGGATGTATCGATGATGAATGCAAAACCCAAGTTGCGATCAAAGAGACGACTGAAGAGACTGCTCGAATGGAATTTCGTATAGCGGAAAAACTGAAGGGTATGGGTGTGCCTCGTATGTACCACTTTAAATCATGTGATCGTTGGGACATGCTTTATTTTGAATACATCAATGGTCAAAGTCTTCAGCAATGGATGAAAAAGGATCAAAAACCCGAAGCCTATCGCTCCTTAATTTCACAACTTATCAGGAACTTGAAGAGAATCCATGAGAAGTACCCAAAGTTTAGACATCATGATCTTCATTGGAATAACATTCTTGTATTGGAAGGTAACAAACCAATCATAATTGATTTTGGTCTTTCAACAATCGAAGGTATTAGAAATCCAAATGTCACAAGTGGAGAATACAAAAATGACGGTATTTATGTGGGATCACACTACATGTATGATGTTCATTACATTCTCAACATCATTTATCGCTACACAAAATTTACAAAAGTTAGGGGATTTATAAGGGACTTGTTTCCAGAAAAATACCTTGGTTCAACCAATTCATATATTATATCTGGGCGTCTGAGACCTGGTTTGAAACATAATGATCTTCCAACCTATGATCAAATTTTGAATCACCCATTCCTTCAATCAAAGAAGAGAGGTAGCATTCTTAAAAGAGTTATACCTAAAAAGAAGGTTATGACACCCAAACCACAACCAAAGGTTGTCGCCAAACCCGCCACCGGTAGCGCCATTCGCCGTGCCAAGGCTGTCCTCGAAAAGGAAGCTGCCAAAAAGAAGATTCCACCAAAGAGACCTGGTATTGCTAAACGCGATCCATCTGTCATGAATCAAGTTCGTAGTATAGAAAGAAATATTGCGACTGAAAAGAAAGTGGTGACACCAAAACCAAAACTAAGAGTTTTCATAAACAAGAACGGCGACCTCAAGATTGAAAAGAAGAAGTGCCGTCTCTACAAAAAGGAAAATTTGGTTAAGATGTTCAAGTTAGATCCAAAATTAACTAAGGAACAAATGTGTAAATTCATAAAAAATATGTAATCGTATAGTATAAAATATGTGGCTTCTTGCTCTCCTCATCCTCATTGATCTTTTGATTCTCTCCCAAACAGGAAAGCGACGCGCCAGTGCGTCAGTTTCAAATGGAGAACAGTGGACTATTTA